CGCTAACTGCAGAAGAAATCCAGCAACTTGAACTAGATGCTATTGCTGCTGCTACTGCTAAGGCAGAAGCCGATGCTATTGCTGCTGCTGAGGCAGATGCTAAGGCATCAGCACAGAGCAAGTTAGCAGTATTAGGTTTGACTGCTGAAGAAATTGCAGCACTAAGTAAGTAATAATGTGTAAACAATGTGAAAACTGTAGCAAAGAACATCAACACGATGCACTTGCTGGTGTAGATATTATGGAATCAAACGAGTTTATCTAAGGAGTAGCAATGGCAACAAGAGATATAACCGAAGGTAGAGGCTCTGCTACTGCTAGTGTTGGTCGTGCTATTGCTGTTGACTTAGGTATTGTTTCATCTACTTCTATTTGGCAAAACACTAACGAGTCATATGATGTAGCAGTAGGTGGACTTCCATTCTTTTATGCTATTAATGATGAAAGACCATACATTCGTCAAACCGCACCGTTCCGTAAAGAACAGTCAGATATTGGTGCAGAACCAGGTGAGCAATCACTTACTGGCTTCTGGTTAAGAAGCCAATCTTCTTTTCACAATGGCACAGGCATTAAGTTCTATGACCCATCTGCAGGTGAAACTGTTAGTTATCGTTTTGCTGACTCAGACAATGTAGACATTTGGACTAAAGGACAAGTAACTCTTCTTAAAGAAACAGCCAATATGTCTGGTGTTACTAGTGGTATTTATAAACTTATCTCCGCACAAAGTGGTACAACTAATGTAGTTGTTGGGTATATTCCTGGCTCTACTACAATCAAATCTTTTCAAGCAGATGGCACAGTAGTAACAACTTATGCTCCTACTAACCTTGGAAATGTATTAGATACTGCAGTAGTAACAGATGGCACACGTTTGTTTGTTGCCGATAATGACCACGTTTATGTGGGTCCACTTAATGCAGCCTCTGCTGGTTGGACTGAATACTATGCAACTGGCACACGTGCCACTCTTGCTTGGGTTAAACAGCGTCTTGTTGGTGCTGTTACTAACTCTGTTTATGAATTAACTGGTGCTACTGGTAGTGCACTTGCATTACCTACACCATTATATACACACCCTAATACTGCTTGGATATGGTCATCTATATCAGAAGGCGGCTCTGCTATCTATGCTGCTGGTTATGCTGGCGGAAACTCCGCCATCTACAAGTTTGTTTTGTCTACTACTACTGGTTCTATGCCCACCCTGACATCAGGTATTGTAGCAGCACAACTTCCAATTGGGGAGATAGTTTATAAGATCGAGTCGTACCTTGGTTATCTAATGATTGGTACCAATAAGGGTATGCGTGTGGCTACTATTTCAGATACTACTGGTGACTTGTCTTATGGTCCATTAATATTTGAAGACACTAATGGTGTCCGTGATTTTGCTTTTCGTGATAGATTTGTTTGGGCTGCAGGTACAGTTAATGGTTATGCTGGTTTGTATCGTATTGATCTAGGTACTGAAATTGAATCTTTACGTTTTGCTTATGCTAAAGATGCTTATCTTAGTACTGCTACTGGATACGCCACTAGCGTAGATTTTATAGGCAACACAGATCAGATAGCATTTACAACATCAGGCAGTAACGGCATTGCCGTTCAGTCAGCCACAGTTTTATCATCAACTGGTTCTATAACTACAGGTAAGATTAGATTCTCTACCTTAGAACCTAAAAACTTTAAACGTCTTATTGGACGTGGCACATTTACATCTGGTGAGTTTACTCTATCATCTATTGCTACAGGTATATCTGGTGTTGAAACACAGTATGATCATATTGCTTATAACTCAGGTGTATCTGCTGTAGAAGTAACAACTTCTCAACCTGAAGTAGCACAAGAATTTTTAGCATATAAGTTTGCATTTAGCCGTGATACAACAGACACAACCAGTGGTCCAACATTCAAGGGATACCAAGCAAAGGCAACTATTGCTTCTCCACGTCAACGTGTTATCCGTTTTCCTGTATATTGTTTTGATGTTGAAACTGATAGGTTCAATACTGTAGTTGGATATAGTGGTAGAGCATATGCTCGTATGCAATTATTGGAACAGATTGAAAAGACAGGAGATGTCCTGACTTGGCAAGACCTGACAACAGGAGAATCACAACAAGCAGTAATCGAACAAGTTACATTCACCCGTATGACCCCACCTGATAAACGCTTTGATGGTTTTGGTGGCGTTATAGAGATAACCATAAGGACAGTATAATGGAATTAAAAGACTATCTAACAGTGGCAGTTGCTGTTATAGCAATTTTTACAGCCTTTGCTGGTGGACTTAAGTGGATGGTCAAACATTATCTTAATGAACTTAAACCTAATGGTGGTAGTTCAATGAAAGATTCTTTACAAAGATTAGAAAATCGCGTTGATGATTTATATAAACTATTAGTGGAGAAGTAATGTCATTCATTGAGATTATTCCACGCCAGTGGCAACCAATTGTTCCAGACCTAGACCCAGATTATGAGGACGATGATTATGAGTAAAGCAACACCTGCTGCTATAGCAGTACTGCGTCAGGCTACAGCCTTGCGCCCTAAGCGCAAGAAGGCAAGTGATGGATTACTACCATCGGCAGCGCATATGAAACAGAGTCCAACATCAGATCATAATACAGGTTATGCTGTTGATTTAACACATGACCCTATATTTGGTATTGATTGTGTCGAGGCTTTTCAAAAGTTAAAAGAAGACAAGCGTGTTAAGTATCTTATTTTTCAGGGCTGTATCTGGTCAAAGGATAGAGCCAAAGAAGGTGACCGCGAGTACACAGGTAGCAACAAGCACAACAAGCATCTACATATTTCTATCAATGATGGCATGGGTAAAGACATCAGTCCTTGGTTCCCATGGCTAGGTAAACCAACAGCAATAAATAAAGTAAAGGCTAAACTTCCTAAGCCCCTACCTAAGAAAGAAGATAAATGAATAAAGCACAAGTACAAGCAGTTATAGCAACATATCTTAGAGCAGCCGTGGCATCTGTCATTGCCCTTTATCTTGCAGGAATTACAGACCCTAAGACTCTAGCCTCAGCAGGACTCGCTGCTATCGCTGGTCCAGTCCTTAAGGCACTAGACCCTAAGGCTACAGAGTTTGGTAAGAAAGCAAAGTAACCTCATATAAGGGCACAGCAGCCCCGTACAGACTAGAAGCCCCCGTTCAGGTACATTAACCTACCTGACGGGGGTCTTTTCTGCTTTTCTAGCCCTGCGTAAATCTTCTCTTTGCTTCTCACTAGTGCCACCCCACCAACCAAGTATCTCATAGTTACTGACTGCGTATTCAAGACACTCAACCTTGGCTTTACAGTTGCCACATATTTTGATGAGGGATTCTTTATATGTATAACTCTTGCTATCTTCCTCAGTAAAAAACATATCAGTGTCAATGCCTTCACAGTTGGCTGGTTCAGAAAAGTTATAGTTTAAAATTCCTGACCTACATACCAAAAGCCAAGATCAATACTCCAATGGTACTTATCAATGTGAAAGCCAATGCCAAAGCCACAACTGCGACCCCAGTTAAACCAGTACTTACCGATTTTCTTTTCCATTTATCCTCCTGTTGAATAGAAACCACTACCATTAAACTTTATTCCAGGTGCTGACCATATACGTGCCATCGTCTCACCGCAAGTGGGACATGGTGGTAGTGCTGTATCTTGTAGTTCTAACATTACATTACAAGTTAAACATTTAAAGTCATAGTTAGGCACAATCAAATCCTTCGTCTATCGGTGTAGGTGCTGTTGTAATAGTTCCACATGTATGACATCTTTGAGATAAGTCATACCACCCAACTTCTCTTGTTTCTTCATCCCACATAACTGTAATCTGAAACATTTTAGAACCACATATACAAGCAAAGGTAGGCTCGCCTCTTAAATCATCCATTAGGTTCTATTTCTCTTTCAGTATATGGTTTCCAACCACCTAAGTTTTTAACTAATGAGTTAAGTGCACGTTGTACTTTCATACGCGCACCATCTGGTGTGCTGTCCATATCTTTAGCAAGCATTGACCACTCAGGTTGTTCAACACTAAAACGTAAACGTAGTATGTTTTGTTTTGTTTCGGTTAGTTTATAGTAGCCTGCTGCTATGTCACTACGTAATGCTAACCAGTTGTTGCCATCACTTAACGCACCACCACCGAACTTAGAGTTAAGGTCTTGTATCTTGGTTGGGATAACATAGGATTCGCTGATGATTGAAGGCAAGAAAGCCTCAACTACAGACACGTCATAGTAGTACAAATCAGACATATCGTACCCAATCTTCTTGGCTTTTTCTCTTTCACAGTATGTAATCGCTGCATTCCGTAGCGATTTAGCGATAAGTTTATCTCGATCTTTCTGTTCCAACTCTGACCACTCTTGATATTTAAGTGGATGAGCAACGAACCATACCCACAACTCTTGTGCTATATCGTCATGCTCAAGCATGCCGTAACGCCTAGCGTATTCAGTTGAAAGTTGTTGAATCATGTCATTGTATTCTTCAATGTAATTCATTACGGAACAATAACCTCACCGTTTACTATAGGTATAGCAAAGGGTGTAACTTTACGGTTATGTTCTACCAAGATGCCAATGCCGTGTTGCCAGTTAGCACTACCTGATGTGAGGTAAGAGGCTTGTTTAATGTCCATCATGTGTCCGACTTCTAATCCATACAGTGTATGTGTCTTGCCATAGAAGCCTGTTGTTTCATGTTGTAAGCCCACGCGGTGCGTGTGCCCACATACTACGGACTTACCTAAACGCTTGGCTAGGTTTAATGCTGTAGCACCAGGCGCACGGTTAAGTGCACCCTCATCACCATGTGCCATTACCCATCCAGGCAATAGTTCATGCATACGGTGTAAGTAATTAATCTTTAACTTGTCATAGCCTAGTAATGATTCAATCTCTAATGACTTAAGAGATGAAAAAGCAGGTGCATACTTGCGCATGTAAGTATCAATGCGGTCAGTGTGATTAGAACGTTGAATAAAAAATGGTTTGTTACCTAGTGCTTTACGGTAACGAGCCATGATGTCGTGCGTTTGATCTATACCATCTTGTAGGGTTTCAGCATACTCGCCTGCCATGCCTTTGTTCCAGCGGCTTGGTTCAGGTGCATCTAGTTCATCTCCTACACACCAGAGTTGATCTGGTTTATAGTCGCGGATGAACTCTATAGTTGCATCTACTGTTTTATTATTTTGATATGGTATCTGTAAATCGCTCAGTACGACTACACGTGTCACATCTATTCTCCATTCGGGATACCTTCCCACTGTCCACGCTGGACGAGTAACCCGATTATGGCATAGTTTGCTAGGTCAATGAGGGTATCTTCAATAGATTCGTAGTTGGGCGTGTCGTTATCCCCAAGGTGGGCAAGACGTGCCAACTTGTCATACATGCGTACACGTAGTCCATTCATAGCACCGCCTGGTGCGCCTGCTATGTTCATTGGACCATAATCCTCATGCTTTTTATACATGATTGTAAGTAGTTCGATTGTAATTGCTTTAGCATCTTCAAGGTTTTTCATTTAGTATCTCCCGTATTCCTTCATCAAAGTTAGCCATTGATTCTTGCACTGATAGTTCTTCCCATACTAAGTCTGCTTTGTCATGACGTGATGCTACAAAGATAGCAGCCAGCGCAATGATACATTGCTTGGCTTCGTCTGGGTCTGGGTCTACTGCATTATAGATGTCTTCTAGTGCACCTAGTATGTTGAGTGTCTTGTTCTCTGATACTGGGATTCCTATAGTGAAATCCATATGGGCAATGTGTTCCCATATTGTGTTATCCAGAGGTAACGCATTGTCTGATTCGCTCATCTAGCCACTCGCTTCCTTGCTTGATCATCATGCTGTTTACGTCTTCACCTTCAGGCATACTGATGATGTTGACATTACCTAGTTCTCTACTGATTTTCTTGCCGAACTCTAGCCCTGCTGAGTCACCATCTGCTAGTACAATAACTATATCAAAGTCGTCAAGTATCTTAGCATAGTGGGGCTTCCAGTTGTTAGCCCCTGGTATACCGATAGTTGGATGGATTGTTTTAGTACTCATCATGATGCAATCGAACTCACCTTCGGTGACGCAAATATATTTATCTGCTACAAAACAAGCCTGTGTGTTGAACATTGTGGTTTTAGCACCAATTAATCCCATATACTTAGGGTCTTCATTGCGCATGCCACGGAATCTAATGTCTACTACACCTGATGGCGTGATGTATGGGATAGCAAGCCTACCTGTATATGCTTCATGCCCTGGAAGAGGGTCGTCTACCACTCCCAGATGAAAGATGTTTGCCTCTTCTACCGAGAGATGACGGCTTGATAGATACTCTGTTGCTTGATCTATCTTGCTGGCGTATCTCTGCGTTGCTTGTAGTAAGAACTGACGTTGCGAACTTGACAGCCTCACGGTAATCACCGCCTTCTTTATACATAATGAGTGAGTAGGTATCGCCTTTGACACCACAACCATGGCATACAAAAGCATTCTTGTCGAAGTTAACTGCTGCGCTTGCGTGTGTGTCTATATGAAACGGGCACTTCATTTTGCGCCAGCCGCTACCCATAGGAGGTACGGCTGCGCCTATGTAGTTGAGGTATTCCTCAATGCTTGGCTTCTCCAATTGCTCTCCTTAGTAAATCTGTATACACATGTCCAGGCATAGTGCAGTACCAGTCTTCAGGGCTTCCCTTCCCCTTCCGCTTGTGCCACACCACGCCTGTCCATGCTTTATCATTAGCCATCTCCGTGGCTAATTCTTCTAACCACCCTGCTAAATTCATTTTAGCGTGGTTCTTGATTTCAATTGTGACTCCAGGTATACCTGAGATGTCACCTTTATCAAGGGTTGCTCCAGCCAATCGCCTATCAACATAAGGGAACCATTGCTTGAGATATTTAACTACATCTCGCTCTGCTCCTGAGCCTTTGGCTTTGGCTGGATTGCTCATTAGTACACCCATTCCCAACCAGTAATTTTTTTATCATCTTCTTCTAGTCTACAAAGTATCTCTGAATTCATATCTGTAATTAAATCTTCATGCAATATACCATCTGTTACTTCTAGAATTAATACGATCTTACTCATACTATCATCTCTGTCTGTCTATAGTCACGGACTACATCTTCTAAATACATAGACGCTGGGTCAAATGATAGTGTGATGTAGGTATTACCTGTGAAGTCAGCCTTACCATAGCGATTCTTTACTGGGGCTACACATAGGTATGCGTCTTGTCCCTGCATCATCTGTCCTACTGTAAGTACCATTGCTGGTATCTGACTAACCATACCTTGTAATGCTGCACGTGGTTGACAAGGGAATCCTTGCGCACCTTCTTTAGTATGGTGTAGTACTAGCACACATGCATTGGTATCTCTTGCAAGATACTTAAGTTCTTTCATAACTGCACGCATGCCAGCAAACTCTTCGTGTCCATCTATTGCTATGTCCATAAGATTATCTACTACGATAAGCGTTGGACTTCTACCCCACATAGTTTCAAATGCGGATACTTCCTCATCTAAATCTTTGAGGGTAGGGCTAGGTTCAAACGACCAATATAGATTGCTGAACTCTCGTAGTTGTTCTTCTGCTTGTGCTGGGTCTGTCTTAAGCATGTACTCAGCGTGTGCCTGAGTAATCTTTGCTTTCATTGCAAGTAAACGCATAGCCATAGTATGCGCATTAGTATCAGCAGAGAAGTATAGTGTTGGTTGTTTTAATCTTGCTGCGATATGTAATGCGATACTAGACTTGCCAGCACCAGGAGTGCCAGCAATTACTGTTACTTCAGCACGGCGTAGAATCATTCCTTCTCGTTGGAAAGCCTGAAAAGGTGGGGGTAATGGTTCTCCCCCCACCTCTGGCTTGCCAATACTACGGCGTAATGTTTTCACCTACGTTTAACTCCACATCTTGTGCAATAAATATAGGCTGATACTAATGAACTCCAATAACTATGTCCAAATAGTTTGCATACCCACATTGTTTATGCTTTTGTTTGGTCGGCTTGGAAACTATTCCATTCAGGTTGATTAGCCTTGATGTATTGAGTAGTACACTTGCTCATGTCACCTTGCTTAGCAGGACAGAAGTATCCTTTGTATGGACCAAACTTACCTGTTAGTCCATGGATACGTGTCATTGTACCGTGAGGACAGTTGCGTGAGCCAGCACCCATTGATGGATTAAATGGTTGTGGTTCTACTGATGGTGATACTGGTGTGGCATTAAATTGTGTAGCAATTGTTGCTACCTGTGGATTAGGTGGTACTGCTGCGTTACCGCCGCGTACCACTGCTTCTAGTTCTTGTACTGCTGAGGCTACTGAAGCAAGAGATAGTGCTACTACTTGATCTAACTCTTCTGCGTTCTCAGCACGAACAGTAACAAGAGAACCTGCTGCTGTTTTAACTGTGATACTGATTGGTGCTTCTGCACTAGGCATGTATTACTCCTTGATAGATGTTACTAGGGTTTTCTTGGTGTCACGAAAGGTACGAACTTTCATTGCTAATTCAATACCTTTCCACCCTTGCTTGATGTCAACAAAGTGTAGTTCACATTTGCCACTACCTGCTGGTAGGTGCACAATGATTCCTTTCTCTTGGTTAACATCTCCCCAAGTACCACGGGTTGCCGTGGCTGGGTCATACGGCAAGCCGTGTGCGTACACTGCTAACTGCATGGCAATCTTATTTGGGTAGGAAATACTACCAGTCTTTAGATCAGAAATAAACAACTCGCCCTTGTATCTAACGATACGGTCAGGCGTACCTGCTATCTTATACTTGTCTAAGACGCAGAACTGTTCAATGTTTATGTTCTCAAAGTCTTTAGTTGCGTCAGCATATGCTTGTATATCAGCAACATAATCTTGCGGTATTACGCCAAGGTCTTCGCCCCTGTCGTGTTTCTCTGTCAGTGTATGAAGGGCTGTGCCTATAGTTGCTGCTGCTGTAGCACCTGCTGCTTCCATTGCATCTTCAACTAACTTGTCCATTTCTAACTTGTTATCTCTCATTGCACTTGCTGCTAACAATAGATCAGGACGTAGTGTTAAACCTGCTGCTGCCATACGTAACTTCCATGCTACTAGTGCAGTGCCATCATCTAATGAACCTGCAACTGTAGTTGTTCTTGTATATGGAATTGCTTTGCCACCTTTCGGTGGCACTACCATTGGTCTACCGTATCTATCACGGGCTATCTCTACTATTGCCATGTATTCTCCTTAGATAAAACCAGTGGGGGTAGGACAAGGAGAGAGCAAAACCTACCGCCCACTGGTTGTCCCATCTTAGCATAGGAACAGAGGACTATGCTAGATGTCGTGACCGCAATTGGTACAAATCCGTGGCTTATTACCTTGCACTTCCGCGATCACGGAGTCGGCGTGATCTGGATGATAATAAACCTTGCACCTATCGCGAACTTCTGTACTGCGTATGATAGCACCAACTTTATGTAGTACTGACAACACGCCACTTGC